GGGATGAGGGCAGATACTTGGGTACAGTCTGTCGCGGAGATGTAGCCTTGGCTAAGAAACCAATTAACCAAGTAAAAGCAAGACGGGCTTTCTACGAAAAGAAAGCAAATGATATGATGGATGCTGTTAACGCACAGCTTTACAATAATTCAGATGCTCGTTTACGTAATATGCCTGTCTCTAATAGTAGTAGATCAACCACTATGAGAGGACGCACTCCAAATTTTCAGGACTAAGCCTCTCTATAACTAGGAGGAACTAGAAATGAGTACAACTAAAGCATTTCGTGGGTTCATTCCTGTCCGAAAAAAAGGTAGTAACTATAACTCTGAAGGTGTAGAAGTTCTGCCGATTACTTCTGGTGGTCTTTGTAGCAACAATCTTTTCACTGGTGATCTTGTTGTGATGCCAGGAGCGAACCTTGCTACGATTCAACCATTTATTGCTGCCACTCTCAAGCCGTCTGGCGTGTTTGCTGGTTGTCAGTATGTAGAAGATGGCGAACAAAAGTTTCGTCGGCATTGGACGGGAGGAACGTGCGTAACGGATTTGAAATTCCATGTTATCACTGATCCTGATCAGATTTATTACATTCAAGCTTCTCTCTCGCTTTCTGTTGGAGAGATCAATGTCGTAAAGAACTACAATGTTACTGTTAGCTCGACGGCAAGTTCAGGAGATACCACGACTGGTCAGTCCAGTTACTATCTCTTGGCAGCGTCTGGCGCAGAAACTGAACAAGCTGCGCGAGTAGTAAAGCGAGCAGAACTTCCTGATGAAAAGGATAGCGATGCTTTCCCAATTGTGGAAGTTTGGCTTAACACTCACCGAGATCGGTACGTTACTGCTACCGCATCCACGGCTTAATAAGGAAGGTGTATCATGGCTATTAATCGTTCAAGTATTGCTAAAGAACTCCTTCCTGGCCTTAATGCTGTTTTCGGTCTGGAGTATGGTGACGTTAATAATGAGCATGAGCCTCTTTATGAAACGGAAAACTCTGATCGTGCATTTGAGGAAGAAGTTCTCTTTACGGGTTTCGGAACTGCTCCCACCAAAGGTGAGGGTGCTTCCGTTGCTTATGATGACGCGCAGGAAAGTTATACTGCTCGTTACACGATGGAAACTGTTGCGCTGGCTTTTGCCGTTACGGAAGAAGCTATGGAAGACAATCTTTATGACACGTTTGCAAAGCTACGTGCTAAAGGTCTTGCCCGTGCAATGGCTAACACGAAGCAGGTTAAAGCTGCTAATCTTTTCAACAATGGATTTACGGATACCATTGGTGATGGTGCGGCATTCTTCTCTGCTTCTCACCCAACGATCAGTGCAGGTAATCAATCTAACTTGATTGCTGCGTCTGATCTTTCGGAGGCAACTCTGGAAACGGCTCTAACGAATGTTCAGAAGATTGAAGATGATCGTGGTATCTTGATTGGTGCCAGTTCGGTTTCGCTTCATGTTCCTGTTGATTCGTGGGCGATTGCGGATCGGGTTCTTAACAGCCCAGGCACGACTCAAGTTAGTGCTGCTGCTGCTAATCCGAATACCAACGCTATCAATGCAACGCGCCACATGGGTATGTTGCCTGATGGCTACTATGTTAATCGGCGGTTTACCGATACGACTTCTTGGTGGATTAAAACGGACGTGCCGAATGGTACGAAGATGTTTGTCCGCACTCCTCTTCAAACGAAGATGGAGCCTGATTTCGATACTGGTAATCTTCGCTTCAAGGCTCGCGAGCGTTATGCGTTCGGTGTGTCTGATTGGCGTGGATGGTTCGGTTCGCAAGGATCGTAATGCTAAAAGTCAGGGGGAATTAATTTTCTCCCTGACTTTATCTTAGGAGAATAAAATGGCAAATAATTATAATGCTCTTTTTCAGGCAGGTGCAGGAGTTATTTCTACAGCAGAAAAAACTCGTATTATTGCGGTCCATGCTCATAGCACTGTTGCAGGTTCTTTTGATATCAAAGGAGCAACGTCAGGTGTCTTGAAATTTTTCGTAGCAGCTAATGAAAGTGCAGATATTTATATTGGAGATATGGGCGTTCCAATGGTAGGAAGTGTAAGTGTTTCAGTTCCTGCTGATGGCGCTGCTTTAACATTAATTGTAGGCTAATACAATGCCTGACTTTGCATTTTTAAAAAATGATTTGATAAATACAACTGAGAACGAGTCAACTGAGTTTTCAGATCAAATACCTTTTTTTGTAGAGAAGACAGAGAATAGACTTTCAAATGATCTAGACGATTTTGGTCTAGATTTTTTTACTACAGTATCTTGCTCAATTGGAAATCCAATTGTATCCTTGCCTGTAGATACAAAAATTGTTAGAAATGTAAATGTTATATCTAGTGCATCATCTACAAGAACAAGTTTGCTACAAAGAACATATGAGTATGCTATTGATTACTGGCCTCATGCAAGTGCATCTGTAGGTAATCCTCGATATTATTCACGTAAAACAAACACAGAGATTTATATTGTACCTACTCCTGCATCAGCAGTTGATATTGAGGTACAGTTTGTACGCAAACCTATTGGCTTAGCTTCTGCAACTGGAACAAGCGTAACAACTACTAATTACTTTAGTGAGTTTTGCTATAACGCTTTGTTCTATGGTTGTATGATTGAAGCTACCATGTATATGAAAAGTTGGAACGATCTTCAAATATGGGAAGGTCAATATCAAAATGCTATTAACCAACTTAGAAACCAAGCTCGCCGTACTCGTCAAGATGATATGGCTCAAGCTTCAAGTCCTGCTGGCAGTCCTGATACGGTGATTATGGGATCAACATAATGGCTATCGGTAGAAGTAATATTTCTAATCAAATTTCAAAACCTAAAAATAAAAAGAAAAAAAAGAAGAGAGTTTATAAAAGGAGAAAAAAATGAAAGACTTTGTATCAGGTTCAGCAGCACGTAAGCTTCCCAATCTTGATCCAGATTTGAATGAGATTGTAGGTCGCCCTACAGGTCAGGGATTTGGTGCAGCTAGGAAAGGACCAAATGTGGTTGCCTCTTCTGACAAAGACCTCATGAAAGAGGAGGACTAGTTATGGCAGCAAGTAAATTAACTAGTGCTGCGGTTAAAGGTATAAGTAATATTATACGTGATCTTAAACCTTCACCAGCAACTAAGAGTGGTAAAAAAGCACGGCGTAGATTAACTGGAGAAGATAAACCTGCAACTAAAACAGCACAAAAACGAAATATTAGGCAACGTAAAGACGGAACACTAGCTACTGAAGGTAAAGGTGGTACAGCTAAAACAAGTAAAACTCAACAAGCTATTGTACGTAGAACTCCTAAAGGTCGTCCAGGAGCAGGACAATTAAAAACTGTAACAGGTAAAGATGGTAAACTTTCTAAAACTGCTGCTGCTGCTGAAAAGCGTGTAACGGCTAGAGAACGTCGAAGAGCAGCTACCAAAGCAGGTGCGGGTGCTGCTGCCGCTGCTGTTGCTGCAACACCATTTATAGGTGATGACAGTAAAGAAGCAAAAGCTAAAAGTTCTTCTAAATCTTATACAGTTAAAAAAGGTGATACGCTTTCTGAAATTGCGCGAGATAATGGAACTACACTAAAGAAACTTAAAGCAGCTAATCCACAAATTAAAAACCTTAATAAAATTAAACCAGGTCAAAAGATTAAAATACCTATGCCTAAAGTTAAAGATCGTAAATCTGTATATCAAGGCATGACTAAATCTGAAATGAAAAAAATTAGTAAGCAAAGTGGTGGTAATCTTAAAGCTGTAGATACACAAAAAAATCCAGGTCTGGCTAAACTTCCTACAAATGTTAGGAATCGTATGGGTTATGCAAAGTCTGGCGGTAAAGTTGTAAGTCGTAAAGGTGGAGGTATGGTAGGATCAGGTAACGATCTTGTAGCCTCTATGTACGATTAAGGAGAAAGTATATGCCTCAACATAATAAAAAATCTAAAGACCCATCATTTGAAAGTTTTTTACAATCAAATTTAAAAGCTAAAACTGAAGCAAGAAAAAAGAAAAACAAGCCTAATATTAAACCTAAAAACTTTGTTGAAGGTCCAAAGGCACCTCCAATTAAAAAACGTGCTGGTGGAACTTTTGATATGGAAATAAAAATTCCTAAAGAAATGGTTACTCAAGGTATAATGTATGGTTACAAAAAAGGTGGGCAGGTTTAATGCCTCCTAAACGTAAACGCACTGGTAAAGGTATGAAGGGTCATACCATAGGTGGCGGTCATAA